CAGGTTATTCTTTTTTCGTCGGTGGTGCCGGACCGGTTTTTTCTGTATCTGGTGCGGAACGCCGCCGCGTCGTCGGAGCGGCTGCTGCTGCTGCCGGGACCGGAAAGCAGGGCGGAGATTTCAGCCTGTGCAGAAGCGTTCGCGCGCCATACGCGGTATATTCCGCCGTCGGTTCTGAAACGATGCGGACGGGATCACGGTTTCCGGCTGCTGCAGTTCGATCAGCTCAGAAGTACCGACCGGTATATTGTGTACGGGCTTCTGTCCGGGAAATGCGTAAAGGAGATTGCATCGCTTGTACCGTCGTCGCCGCATTATATTGAAAACCGCATACAGATTCTAAAGGAACGATTTAAAGTGCTGCAGCTTCCCGAACTGCAGCGTGCGGCGCTCGGCTGGATCAGCTACCGGGATCAGCATACGGCGTTGTAGACGACGGCTGCGGTAATGTCGGGGCGACAGGGGTCGAGCAGTCCTGGAACCGTGACACGGCAGCCTTTGTCGGCGCATTCGAAAAGTATGTTGCGAAGCAGCGACGCGACGCGGACGGTATAGACGCTGTACCGGGGTTCCGCGACGGTGGCTGTGGCTGCCGCCCGTACGAATCTGATTTTGGCGGTACGTACCGTAAGAATGCACTGCAGGCTCCGTTCCGGGGTAAGGAACGCTTCGGGATTCCGCTCGAGCGTGCCGGTCAGAATAACCGGAATAGTATGATGGTCCATACAATGTTATTTGTACGGACCTTTCGTTTTTATGCAGTCTGCGGTAAACGGTGCAGTATTATTTTTCCGTTCTCAGATGGTATCTGTCCAGCGCCACTGCGGTTACTTTTGCGCAGAGATGCATTTCTACCGTGTTATGGTAATTGTTATGTGAATTGCATATCGGATGTCAAGCGTTTTTTGATAAGGTCATAGATTTTTTATTCCGGCCGGTTTTTTCTATGCGCCGGTCCTCTTCTCCCTTCCTCTGCACTCTATCTCTTAATACTAGTATATATAATATATATATATTCTTCTTTTCTCTTTGGTTCTTTCTCTTTTCTTCTAAAATCTGCAAAAATGGCTCAATTTTATAAAATAATGCTTATCTATTTGTATTGTAAATAAATATACGTGTTCGTGTTTTGTACGTGATACGTTCGTGTTTTGTTCATTTTATTTTTTATGAATATTTTTACACAAAATGATATATATTTATATAATGTAAATAAATATACGTGTTCGCTTTATGTTCGTTATATGTACGTTGTGTGTTAGTGATTTGTATGTAACATTACGCATGTTGTTCGTTAAAAGTACGTTATTTGTTTTGTACAATTCAAGATTTTTTTAGTATTTGTCGATGAACATAAACATGAATGTACGTTTACAATCGTTAAAAATACAAAACATTCCGCTGTGTTGTTCGGGACAAATCACGAACAGTGAATGCGCTCGGCGCGTCGGTATCACGGCGCGTTCTGTGTGTCGCCTGAAAAATCGTTTCAAAAAATACGGAGCGTCATGTTTTGTTCATGGAAATACCGGACGTGTTCCAAAAAATAAAAGATTTGATGATGATAAAATTGTATCTTTCTACAACAAAAAGTTTGCTTATTCGCCGTTTGCTGTGTACGCGGATATGCTCGTAGAAACGCATACGCTGAATGTGTCGTATTCCCATGTATATACGGCACTTGATCGAGCCGGAATTATGTCGCCGAAGGCTCATGTTCCGATACGTGAAAAGAAAAAACATTTACCGCGAAAAGAACGGCCAAATGAAGGCGATCTCGTACAAATGGACGCTTCCTCGTTTGATTGGTTTTTGAATGGTGAAAAAGAAGCGCTACATGGTGCGGTTGACGACGCAACGCATAAAATTACTGCGCTGTATTTTTGTAAAAATGAATGTTTGCTCGGATATTATGAAATACTTATGCAAACAAAAGAGAGGTGCGGTGGATTTCCTGCGGCTGCATATACCGATCGAGCTACATCTTTGTTTCATGCCAAAGACGCGGTGGGTAAGGTTTCAATACAGGAACAGCTTGCTGGTATTCGCGACGGGTCTACGCAATGGCAAGAGGTGTGCCGCACGCTTGGCATTGAATGTATTATAGCTCTTTCCCCGCAAGCGAAGGGCCGCATTGAACGGCTGTGGGAAACATTGCAAGGCAGGCTGCCTTTTATTTTTCGTTTCTATGGCATTACAACAATAGAAGCTGCAAATGATTTTCTTTCTAGTTTCATTGAAGGATTCAATGCACGTTTTTCTGTGCCTGCTGCTGATCCTGCACGTCATTGGCGTAAAGCTCCGTCGTATGATTATGATTACCTGCTTTCAATACGAACCGATAAAAAAACAAAATATGACGGTACGTTTATTTATCATGGCCATACGTTCGCCGTGTGTGCTCCGCTCGTTGCGTGCAAAAAGTTCACCTTGTGTTTGTCAGAACGATACGGCCTACGTGCGTACATGAATGGTAAATACTGGCCGGTAGAATTACGTGACGCAATGTGTGACGTTGTGGGCGATCCAATGCCGCAGGTTGAAAAGGACTTGATTTACCGGTACTTTCTGGCTGATACGCATAGCGGTAGGGCTATTGTTTCTGGCGGAGCAGGTTAATTTATTTTTTTGCCTGCGCCAATTCCTGCTGGTGTACCGTTTAAAACATTGTTTATGTTATCTCCGTCATTGTAGGTATAAAAATATATTCCTTCTGGAACAATGGGAATTATACTTTTTACATCGTTTGAAACAACTATGCCAATAATTATTTTTTCTTCTTCGTCTTTATACACAAAATTGATCAATGTTGTACCCTCATTATTCCATACCCTTTTATTTTATCATCGGTCGAGGTGTATGACCTTTTTGTAACTCCGTTTATGTCGTATATTCCGTCGCCGTCCGTATCTTTTTGCGTAGAGTCAATAAAATAAACATTTCCGTTTTCGTTTTTTTCAAAAATTGCAATATGTGTTACGTTATTTGAACCACTTTCACCCATAAAAATAAGATCACCTTTTTCTGGTGTTTCTGTTTTTGTAGAATATTCTGCATACATATTATATGCGGTTGTGTCGTCAAATAATAAAGAATACTTTGTATCCACCATTGCATATTTATAACACATTACAATCAATCCTGAACAATCAATCTGTACTGCTCTTACTGGGTCTTGGCCTCCAAGTACATATTCTGTATTTGATTCTGCATATAATTCTGCAAAATTGAATGCACGCTGTTTCAATTCTGTAGGACAATCTATCTTTGTTGTGTTTTTATCATCGGTCGCATTTGAAATGTTGCTGCATGAAAATAATAAAACAAAAAATGGTAATAGCATTAAAAAAAATCTTTTCATTAATTTGCCTCTGTTCCAAAAATAAAAACCTGCGAAGATCTAGGATCTTTCAACTGGTCAGAACTGTTGTCTGCAAAATACAACACAAAATATGTTACCGTAGCATAGCCATTGGAGTCAACGGTAAGCCTGCCGTCTACATATTGACGTAGCCAATTGCATGTAGGAATGATAGGATTGCTAAATCCATTGTCAAATGTATCTGCGGCATTTCCTACCACAAATAAATCAATATATTTATTACTTCCATACGTGTGCGTTTTTAATTTTATTGGAGTTGAAAAAGTTACTGTATACGTTCCTGTGCCACCGCGCGAAACAGAAGATATATTTTTATTATTAGATAGCTGAATTGCAGAATTATTATACCCTAAATCAAGCATTGCAATCGGTGCAAATGGCGTATTATTTGCATATAGAAAACCGCCTAAATTGCAATTTTCCATTGAGCAGTTATTCATTGAACAATTGTTAAAATACGCTTCTTTAGCAGTAAGCTTCCCTTCGCTTGTTATTTCAGCCGTTTGCGTTCCTGCTCCGTTAGTTGCATAAAGACGATTTTTTATTTGTATTTGTGCTGCCTCTACGGTATCAATGATAGCCAGTTTGGTTTTTAGTGTATCTACATCAATATAATCAGCTTGCAACTTACCGTTCACAAAAATATTTTTACTATCAATTAGTATTTGATCTGCCTGAAGCTCAATTTGCGAAGCAATCAATCCGGCGGAAACTGCGGCGTTCCATAAAGTTTTTAACTGTGTGTCTGTCGCGTCGCCTCTTATAGCATAATAGTTTGTGCCATATAAAGTTGCATATACTGCGGCTGTGTCTGCTTCTGTGCTTGCTTTTACCATTTTCGCGCGTGTTTTTGTATCTATCAATACCGGTAATTCAAGAGATAGGCTCATTTGTCCGGTAGCGCCGCCGCCTTCTACAAGTGCTTGTATTGCACCGGCCTGAATATCAAGCACGGAGCGTAATTCCTTTGCTTCATCGTCTACGCTTAACAATATCTCTTCGGCTGTCATGCTTATATTTGCATGTGTCTGTTTTGCGTCGTCGTCTATTTTTGCAATTATATTTTCAAGCGTCGCTGACGGATCAACATCAATTTTGTGTATACTGCTGAAACGTACGCCGTGCGTTATTAGATTTGCCGCTTCCTGTGCTGCGCTGTCGGCGACTTCTGTAGCGTCCGCCTGATCTATATAATTTGGCGTTGCCGCTTTATTCGGAGTGCTATTAGGTGCGGTTGTAATGTTTGTTTTGTATTCTGGCAATGCACCGTATGTATACAGGTCTGCGTTATAATCTTTAAGCGTGAGTGTGTAGCCGTCGTCGGCAGGCTCTGCATTCACAATAATCATGCGTGTGGTGATGAGTGAGAAGTTCCCGTCTGTATCTAGGCAACCGAAGCTCAATTCATTGCCTGCGGTCGGTACTATGTCGGCGCTGGACGATAATGTGCTGGTTACGGTCAATGTATTGGTTTTTCCGGTGCCGGTGACTTTTAAACATACTACGCCGTGCGCCGTATCGCTTGCACAATTTATCACAACTCCGCATGATTTGTCTGTTGGAAAATCTACATACCCGTCAATCGTTATCGTTTTTAGTATTCCGCCATACCATGCAAGAGAATTGATCACGGCTGATGATATGCCGATTTTGAGGCAGCGGTGCTGTACATCTACGCAATCAAAAAGAGGGTAATATGCGCCGATTCTGCCTACTTTCACCGTGGCCGTCTGCGGGCGTGATAGTTCCTCGGCCATTTGGCGCCATGCGTATTTATATGCGTGTGCGTATGATGTGATGTATTCTAGACCGGTTTCCGTGAGCGTGTCCGTCTGCGGGTCATAATCTCCGCCGTCGCGCATGAATGTTACGGTATCTACGTCATAGTTTCCGTCGCGGTTTACATACGTTACTTTTTTCCCGTCTGTTTTTCGTTTGAACTCTTTAGATACACTCATGCTGTAAATATTTTCTGGATTTATAACGGCGTCTGCGTGATCTCGGCCGTTGTCTATGGCGACTTCCAATAATCCGGTGAACTCGTTCGTTACCAGTGCCGCGTTACCGTTCGTCAATAATGTATTTATTGTCTGTTTTTTTGTCTGTGATTTAGTTATGGCGCCGTCCGCGTAAAATCCCATTTTATCGCAATACTCATACCATGCGCCGAACGTTGCAAGGTCCAATTCATTATCATTGTACTTGCTGGCTGGGTGCGCGTCAGATGTTAATATTTCCAAAACCCACGCCGCAAGATTGCGTGTAGCTGATTTTGTTGTGCTCCATGCGGTCCCGTTCCATGTGCGTGCAACGCCTGCCGATATAATACTGAAACTTTCAAGCATGTCCTTTGTGTTTTCGTTGGCTGCAATGCGTATGCCGATTCTTGTACATTTTTTGCGCTTGTCAGGTTCCAAACATGAGGCGGCGGTTAGAGAATTGCTGTTCGATTTTTTAGGATCGTAGCATGTCGTTTGCACTGCCAATAGGTAGACGCTTTCCTTGCTGTTGCTCTCGCATTTAGGCGTTGTTCTTCGAAGGCGGACGCTTATCTTTTTTCCGTATGCCTGCGCTGCTGTGAATGCCTGTTTTATACTGAAACGCATCTGCTTGCGCGTATTCATACAGAACGTATTGCTTGTTAAATCGCTATACCATGTATACGTAAACTCATACGTTAATACATCAACGAGCTGTATAGCTTCAATTTTTGTTGAGTCTATGCCTGTGGCCGGTAGTGTTGCAGTGTCTCCGCTTTTATAAACCCACTGGGTGCGCATATCTGCAATCGCCTTTGCTATTCCTTCGCCTGATATATCCATAGCGGCGCTTCTGAAACGCGCGGTATGCGGAACCGTTGCTGCCTGAAAAAATCCTGTTGAAAAATCATTCCATGTAGGCTCTGGATCATCTGGGTTATTGGTCCATTGAGGTTGTAGCGTAACGCTTTGTGATTTCCAGCCGTTGTCATATCTGCACAAACCGTCACTGAAAAGAATAATCATTTCAACGGACATTGGATTGTCTGCGCATTCCTGAACGACGCCCGCTTGCCATTCTTTTTCTATTGTTGCGTTTTCTGTAGAATTATCGCTCGCGTGATCGTGCGGAACCTCTGTCGTTAATTCTGTCAATATTATTTTTTTGTTGAAATCTTCATCTGAAAACTCATCTGACTGGCGTATTTCAATTTTATTTCGTTCGTCGTAATAGGTGCCGGCGTCAAAATTATATACGCCGTTTTGCGGTTCTGTGTCACTCCATTTTTTTACAATGGTGTTCCCTAAAGCAAGCTGTTTAATGAGAAGGCTGTTAAATCCGCATTCCAGAATTACATTATAATACTGTGTATCGCCTCTGTTTCCTGCAACAGTGTAGTGTGCTTGGCAAAGACGGTACGGCGTGAATAAAGTCTCACCTATGATATAAGGGAATGTCTGACCTGTTGCCGGCTGGTTATTTGCGCCGCGTACAAATGGCAGCTTTGTAGTTGTCTGCGAAGCTGATTTTGCAGCTTTCTGCGCCTCTTCAAGTTTTTGGAGTTGCTCTCGCTGTTTATATAGATTTACTCCGGTTACAATTCCACCTACGACAATGGCAGATGCAATGATTATGATTGCTGCTGTTGTCATGCTTGAAGGAATGCGCCGTATAAAAATAACGTCGTCTTTCTTTGCGTAATAGTCTGCGCCTATTTTTTCTCCGCCCCGCAAAATAACGGTATGTGCCCAGTCAATATCTTTAATGTGGTTGCATAGCGGACCGTCAAACCTGTATGTATTACAGTCGCTGCCTACGCCGTTATATACGTGTACTAATGCCATAAATGCCCCTTACTTGTATACTTCCGATATGATTGATCCTTGCGCCGTATTTTGTCTCATGTATGAACTCGCGTTCGTTAATACATACGCCTATATGCAATTCCCCGTCGGTATACATTTCCAATAATGCACCTTCCCGTGGTTTATCTAGTTTGTATATGTTCAATGTTGGCGCGTATTTATTACAAAGACTTGGTGCATGGTCTGTATATTGCACGTCATTCAATTTATAGCCTGCGCGTCTTTCCACCTCGATTGCTAAACCGTAGCAGTCGTATGCGTCTGGCCCTCGGCCGTTGTCTCTGTATGGTTTGCCGATTAAATCCGCTATAGGTATCATGCGTATATAGTCAGTTACACATTGCCTCTGTTGTTATCGGCGTCAAAAATATATGGCGGGAAAATCATATTAAGTCGATCGTCGTTGCTGAATGTAAATGAAATCTTCATATCGTTATCTATCGTGGCTGTGCCGTACTGGTGGTGGTATCGGCTAAACGGGGTAACGGTCCCGTCTTTAGCTAATACGCCGATTGCGTCAACTGTCAATAAATAATCTGATTTCTGCACCAATTCGGACATAGTGTTGTCCAGTATGGTTGCCTCAATGCTTCCATTCTGAAGTACACCGCTTTTTGTTTTTGGCCGTGTATATTTAAACGAACTTGCTTTATAGGTTATTCCGTTATATACAATATCCTCGTTATTATTCACGAGATAGATTGTACCGAAGTCTTTATGATAAAACTTCACCAAATACGGAAGGGCATATTTTCCTGATCTTCCGATTGTATTGTATATGTTATCTGCGGTTAAAC